ATCAGTAGGCTGGAGTAATTCCTAATGAAAGTCGCTGACGCTGTTGAAGTGTTGGCGACCACTCACCAATCCCTTGACGCAGTGGCGCGGGGGTTGGAGGTGAAAGCCAATGAGGTCGCTACGGCACTTGCCAAAGCAAAGCCTGACACAGTGGAGTTTGTTTGTTTAACAATACTTGCACGATACAACCCAGTTGCCGCAACAATTGAACCAGAAGAATAAACATGACAGACACGACAATACAAAACACGGCAGACTTATTAGGTTTCTTGGTTCAGCAATCTGAAACTCGCAAAGATTGGTTTGGCTTTACGCAACAGAAGATGACAGCCGTTAGTCTCGCGCATGAGATTGCGGCTCGCCATGCTGACACAATGACACCTGAGCAAGTGGTGGAGTACGCCAAAGAATTAAACGAATTGCTTTTCCACCGCCTGATAAAGCCCGGCGCATGGAGAATTTGAAATGGCAAAAATTGGATTCAAAATAGAAGGTTTGCAAAACCTTTTGCAGAGTTTTGATGATATAGCGCAAGAAATTGGCGATAAAAAAGCCAACAGCAAGATACTTGTGCCAGCGGTGCGTGAGGCTATGCAACCAACTTTGTTAAAAGCAAGGCAATTAGCACCCATAGATACAGGCGCATTAACTGCACACTTACAAGTTGAAGCAAGGCGACCCAATAGACGCGACAAGCGTTCTAAATATATTAATGCCTCTGACAATGTGATTGCTTTGGTCACAACAAAAGCATTTCCTAAAAAGCTAAAAAAACAATTTGCTTCAGAAAATCAAAACTTGAGTTCAGCAGAACGGTCAAAAAAATTTAAGGCGTTTGTTGTTGAAAGTGGTTTTATGTACGATGCTCGCGCAATAGCCCAAGAATTTGGAACATCAAGACACCCAGCACAGCCATATATGCGCCCAGCATTAGAAGCGGCAAGTCCTGAAGTGTTAAGAAAATTAACCGATGGCTTGGCGCGTAGGATTGACAGCTACAAAACAAAATATTAACAGGAGAAAACATGACACGATTTGCAGATGCACTCGGTGCAAAGTACCAACAAAACAGAGAAAACATCTTCACCCGAAGATTTGAATTGGGCGGTCACACATTCAAGGTCAGGATTCCTTATGTGAATGAATCAGATGAAATCTATAAGCGCATCAATGAACCTGATGAAGCCAAAGTAGCAGAAGCGTATAAGCAGATGACCGACCCGCTGATGGCATTAAAAGACCAAGGCACAGGCTTTACTTTTACTGATGACGATGTGCTGATTGAAGGGCGTTCGTTAAAAGAAGCGGCAAAGCAAAAAATCCAAGTAGAAATTAAGATAACTGAATTTGTTAAGTTACTTGTTCCTGAAGTAGAAGGTGCAACGCTGGATGACTTAACTTATGAGGAGATTGAAGCCGAGTTTCCAATGGCAGTGCAGATGCAATTGGTTGAAAAAATTGCTGAAGCTATTAGCCCGACATACAAGGAAACAAAGGGAAACTGATTGGCTCATTGAAAAGTCAAGTCATCACCGCGATGATTTTCAATGGGCATACACATGAAACAATAGCGGAACTGGATGGGGTCACAATGGCGCAATTGCAAACTATGTATGGTGATGGATTGGTTGGCAATCAAGGCTTGCTTAATGTGCTGGGAGTGCTGACCAATGGAGTGTTTAACTACATGAGGGCGGCTGGTTCAAGCCCTTATAAACTAGCCAACATTCTAGGTAATGCGTATGATTACCTATATCCACCGCTGACTGAAGAACAAAAAAGACAACAAGCTAATGACCAGTTGCTGGCATTTATGAGTCAAGCACCGGGGTTTTCCAAAGAAAGATTCGGGGTAAAAGATGGCAAATAATGTCGGTCGATTAGGCGTTGTCCTTGGGTTAAACACAGCCGAGTTTGTTGCTGGCATTGAAAACGCTGGAAAAAAATTAGAGAATTTTGCAAATTCTGCGGCTCAATACTCAAAGTATGCCGCTACTGCAATGATGGCAATGTCATTTGCCGCACTTAAATTAGCAGATGATATTTCCGATGTTGCACAAGCCAACGATGTAGCAATTGATACTGTCGTCAAACTTAGGGCGGCACTAGATGCAAGCGGTGGCTCGGCTGACAAAGCTGGCGTTTTGTTGTCATCATTTACAAAATTTATTGACACTGCGGCTGATGGTTCATTTGAAGCACAAAAAGCATTTAAGGCTGTCGGTGTTTCCTTAAAAGACATTGGCTCAATGACGCAAGAACAGTTACTGAGCAAAGTGCTGTCTGGTCTTGAGAAAATGGAAGACACAGTTACACGCAATGCAAGAGCAATGGACTTCTTTTCCAAAGCGGCAAAAGGCGTAGATTTTACAAATTTAAATAAAGAAATTCAAGACAATGCCACTCTTGCAGAACAGCAAGCGAAAGCAATTAAAGATGCCGCAGATGCTTATGATGCATTTGCAAAAATTGGAAGTAAATTTAATGTAATGTTGGCAAGTGAAATTGGCCCGACATTAAAAACAACAATTCAATATTTTGGAAATTTAAAAGAAGTTTTTGATTTAGTTGGCGCGGCATTTAAAGTAACTTTTCAAACAGTGGCAATTGTTGGCGCAAATGTTATTTTTGTTGTTAAGGGAATTGCTTTAGAAATTGAAGCAATGTACGATTTTGTAAACAACTTGGTTACCAAGGGTTTAGCTACTGCTATTGCAAAAAATGATGAATATGTAAAACGCACAATTCAAGCGCGAAAAGAGTTAGACGATTTTGAACGCAGAATCATGGGTAGCGGTGGCGATATGCGTACCGACATTTATCCTAAAGTTGGTAGACCTAAAGATGGCGGCGAACAATTACGCAATACAACTGTTGGCGTTGATTCAAAACTGAATGCACGACTTGCCGCAGAAGCAAAAATGCTGAATGAATCAAATCTAGCCGTAGTTAATCTTATGAAGTCATACGAAGACTTTGGCGACAAAATAATAAATATAAAAGAAGAAGAAAGAAAAGCAATGTCGGCAAGGGCTGACGCTGAACAAAAAGCCGCTTATCAAGCAAACGAAATAATTGTTAATTTACAAAAACGCAGTGTTTTAGATAAAGAACAATTAGACAGAGAAAGAGAAATTTTTTTATTGCGTAAAGATAATAAAAATTTAAATAATACAGAGTTGGAATATGCTCAAAAAATACTTGAAATTCGTAATAAATACGCAGATGAAGAACGCAATATAAATGAACAATTAAGACAAGGTACGCAAGAACATAATGCCGCATTAGAACGCAACAACGAATTGCGCCAGCGTTCTATTGAGCAAGCAAAAGAACAACTAATGGAAATTCGCAAACAAACAGAAGGCACAATAACGCAAGGCGTACAAAAAGGTTTTGATGAATACATTAAAAACTTACCAAGCCAATTTGAAGTTGGTAGGCGTGGCTTTGTATCTTTAATGGGTAGTATGGAAAACGCTGTTGAACAATTTGTTAGAACAGGCAAATTTAATTTTGGAGATTTTACGCGCAGTGTCATTATGGACATGATGGTTATTCAAGCTAAAGCAAGCGCAATGAACATGATGCGTGGATTAGGAAATATTTTTGGTTTTGGTTCGCCAAGCGTAGATTTAAGTTATGGTGGCGAAACTTTTGGTGCAGTTAAAACAAGTGGATTTGCCGATGGCGGAGACCCACCAGTGGGTCGGGCTTCTATTGTTGGTGAACGAGGCCCAGAATTATTTGTTCCACGCACCGCTGGCACTATCATTCCAAACAATCAACTTGCAAACGCAATGGGTGGCGGTCAGACTGTTAACTACAATGGGCCATATATTGCAAACATGAGTGCAATTGATACCCAAACAGGCGTACAGTTCTTGGCAAAGAATAAGCAAACCATTTGGGCATCGTACCAATCGGCTAATCGTTCAGTTCCAGTATCGAGGTAAAAAATGAGTCTACAAAGCATCCTCGCCATAACTGAAAGTGTCAGCATCAATGACCATAAATTTGCTGGTCAGATGTTGTCTCGCAATATGCGTATCAGCACATCAGAAATTCTAACTGTTCAGCCGTTTCAATTTACGATGAAACCGATGGGCTATTTGCAGTACAGCACTAATCGGTCGCTGTTGTCTGCATTGCGTACTGCTGACAGAATCACTGAGCAATATCTTAACTTTGGCACAACTGGCTGGCTTAACTACATTACCTACCAAGGCGATATGTCCAGCGTACAGGCAAATGCCACAACAATTGAGACAGCAACCACAGGCATGAATATTGTGCTGGGTACTTTGCCATCAATCAGTTCAGCTTTATACATAGTCAAGACAGGCGACTTCATTCAGATTGACCGATATGCCTACATTGCCACAGCAAGCGTTCAGCGTGGTGGTGGGTCAACTGTGACCATCCCAGTGCATCGAACAGTGATGACCACAGTAGCAAGCCCATTACCCGCTGTGATAGGGCAATACGGCACGACAACCAGCTTGGGCGGGTCAACCTATACAGGCATTACTTTTCCTGTTGTATTGCGTGATTACCCATCCTATACGCTTGTTCCAATGACCAATGATTCGTTTATTTCTTGGGATGGTGACTTCATGGCAATGGAGGTTGTGCTATGAATGTAATCACCCCAGTCGTAGGCACAAACACAATCCGCTATGCTGACTTTGTACGCATCACAACCAATTCTGCAACTTACTTATTTTCTACTGCACCCACCGCCATAACTGTTTCAGCCGTTGACGCAAATCCATTTACAGGGTTAAGTCAATTGGTCAGCATTGGTTCGGCAACGCGAGACATTAAAAGCACCGCAAACGAAACCACTGTGACGCTGGTAGGCATTGACACCGCCATGCTTTCATTGGTTCTTGGCGCGGGTATTAAAGGCTCTGAGATAGAGATGTGGCACGGCTTCTTTGATGCCACTGGCGCACTTATAACGACAGGTGGCACAGGTGGGCTTTATCAATACTTCACAGGCTATATAAACAGCTTCAGTATCAGCGAACAATGGATGGAAGAAATCCGAGGCTTTGTCGGCACAGTGACTGTCAGCGCATCAAGCATTCAGCTTATATTGCAAAACCGCACGGCTGGTAGATACACCAACGACAATGCTTGGAAACAATTTAACCCAAGTGATACAAGCATGAACAGGGTTAATTTTATTCAAACTATTAATTACCAATTTGGTAAAAACGCACCGCCCAATTCATAGGACAAAACATGATAAGACAAGCCAACAAATTTGACATGGACGCAATTATTCGGATGCTCAAAGCATACCGAGACAAAGCACCAACGCAGTTTTTGAGAGATTCCAGCAATCAAGAACACATAGAAAAACTGCTAAGCAATATTCTTGCTGGCGCGGGATTTATCTTAATGGCTGAAAAAGATGAAGCAGTTGTCGGCATGGTCATTGCGGCACAGCACCCAAACATTTGGAATCCTGACATAAACCAAATTAGCGAAATTGCTTTTTGGATTGATGAAGAACACAGGGGCGGTAAAGCCGCACATCGATTGCTTCATGCGTACATCCAACAATGTGAAGAATTAAAGCAAAAAAAGCTAATTCATTTTTTCAGTCTTAGTAAAATGCAAAACAGTCCCGACTTGTCGTATGACAAATTCGGCTTTGAAAAGTTAGAGGAAACTTGGATTAAATAACTATGCCGGGTTCAATAATTGTTGCCGCATTTCTTCCGGGCTTAACTGGCTTTGCCGCTACTGCGGCGGCTTTTGCCATTAATATGGTTATCTCGGCAGTTATTGCCAAACAATTTACGCCATCATCAAACAACAACAGCACATTGGGCGACCAATTAAACCCCGGTGCTCGGGCGCAAGTTCCACCAGCGGGTGACAATAAATTGCCTGTGGTTTATGGCTCTGCTTATGTTGGCGGCATCGTTACTGATTTATCCATTACCACTGACTATCAAAATTTATATTATTGTTTAGCGTTGTCTGAAGTAACAAATACTGAAACAGGCGGTTCACCTGACACAATCACATTTGGCAATGCTTACTGGGGTGGCAAAAAAGTTGTCTTCCAAGCCAATGGCTACACAGTTGCATCATTGCTTGACGAATCAACTGGTCTTTCAGATACATCAGTCAATGGAAAATTAGAGTTTTATTTTTACCGCAATGGTTCGCAGAATCCAACTAATAGCACTTTCTTTGCTTATGCACCGCAAGTCATGGGAAATACAAACCTGACTTATCAGTGGGACAGTAGTAAGCTAATGACCAATTGCGCTTTTGTAATTATCAAAGTAAGGTATTCACAAAGCGCAAACTTAACAGGCATTCAACAAACTAGATTTCAAGTAACCAATTCACGCTTTGC